ATAGTCAGACCTCTAATAAAAGAGGTTGACATAAACTGTACCGTACCGGCAGTCTTAAGTTTAGTCCACGCATCAGCATTTTGAAAAAGCTCAGCGCAAATAGATCTGTATGGACTAGTATAAGCGTCTTTCTTTTCTTCCTCATCACCAGGAAGATATCCGATATCTCTTGTTGGTACAATTGATCTTACAATCACTACTTTATCATAAGGAACTTCTTTATCTAAGACGTCCTCAAGCGCGAGTGATAGCGCAATAAAAGTTTTACCAGTGCCGGCCGATCCAGCTAGTACTAAACTATCTCCGGAATCGAAAGCCTCAAAGGCTTTTTTCTGATTACGATTAACTGGTTCGATTTCTTCCATATCTTCCAGTCTGAGTTTAAGGTTTGTCATATTAATGTCTGTTCATAGTATGATTACGATGTGTCTGTGCAATTTTATCTTGCACTTCTCTAAATCCATTATCAACTGGTAGTCTACTGCCAGCTTGGTGTACAAAACCAACTGGAACTATTACAGACTCCAAATTGTTTTCTTTCATATAGGTTTCTTTTTCGTCCATCTTTACGAAATGGTCGAACTCTTCACCCGTGTCCTTGTTCCGAAACCGGTACGTTGGCATTCTCTAATTCCTCAACTCTTTTTTCTAAGGCCTTAATACGTCTGGCCATTTCACTTGGTAGCATGAAGTTACTGCAAATACCTTGCTTCTCATCTTCTTCACGCATCCTACGCTTCATGTACTCGTAGTGTCTTTCCTGCATTTTTGATTTCCTCGTTCCACCAGTTAGGTTCTGGTCTTTTGGTCCATACCATGCTGAACCTGTCTTGTTTAGTATGATAGAATGCTCGATAAGAACGAACTGGGTCGTTGTAGAAGAAACATTCTGGGTTTGATTTCATAGCCAGTTTGAAAGGAGTCATTTCATTCATCATAGGAATGTTCCTAGGCAAACTTTGTAATGGCCATAGTAGTTTGTTTTCTGTTTCATGGGTCTTACCATATCTATACGTGTATTCTTTACACAATGCATAGAAATGTTCCCAATGCCACTTGTAATTTTCGGATGATTCCATTGTCCACACTGTACATGGATGACCGTGGTGTACGGCTTTGTAGTAAAGCAATTCGGCTTCTAGATCATCGGCACCTTCGTATAGATCATAATACTTAACCATACGCTTGCCTGACTTTGATGGCTTCATAATTAGTTTACCATCAAGCATCCGATGAGCCGTACTCAGCATTTGAGCTGATTCCACGATCATTTTTACCACATGTTTGTCACACTGAGATTGTGCGGCAATGGTAGGATCTTCATCGAGTACAAATATATTCATATCACTTTCCTCATTATGTACTTATATTATAACACATTTTCAATAGGTTGTAAACCCTAAACTGCAATATCCAATTCAACTTCGTTGATTTTAGAATTAAGATACTCATACTTAGCTTTGAGTTTGTGTACTAGATTCATATCGCCTCTTTTTTCCATCTTCTTCATATAGTGTTTCAATTCTCTAGAGTCTCTTTTAAGTCTTTCTATTTGAGATCCACGCAAATCTTTTCTCCTTCTATAAAGGTTGGACGATGTTAGCGAAATAGTACTTCTCCTTCTGTTATGTGAGTTAAAAAAAGCCTGCAAGACGGTTGTCTCAGCAGGCACGAGTCATGATGTATTTTGTGTTGCTCATGATTCTATTTATTCTTTGATTAAATTCGGCCATGTGTCTTGCACAAGTTTTTTTGTCACACCTTTATATACACCCATAAGCTTTTTGTCTTTCATCATATCAAACAATTTGGCATCTTCAGGCAATACTGTTTCCAAGACTCCAAGCCACATCTTTTCTCTTTTAGGAGCCATGATGCGATCACCTTCACCACCTTTTACGAAGTATCTCATTTTCTTCATAGATTGATGAGTATTTGCAGCTCTTACCAATTGCTCATTAGCTGGCTCATATGGTGATTTACCTTTTGGCAAATTAAATTCGAGCTTCTCATCAAAAGCTCCTCTTAAGATAGTCTTCAAGGCAAGTGATTCATACTTCTTTAACACTGCAGACTTTTCTACTTTGGTTTGTGCCTTAGCCACGATTTCAAGTACTTCGTGGATAGACATTTTAGTGGGGTTTATTTCTTTAGCCATTCTTAAAATCCTCAATACATTCAATTAGCATTTTACAACGTTTTTGGACAAAGTAAGGAAACATCTTTCCCTGCTTATGCCATGGATCTTGTCCGTCAAACGTATTTATAATTTCAGTCTTAAGCTCTTGAGGCGTATTAGCAAGATTAATTAGTGTATCATTGCGTTGATAGTTACGGTACCAAGAAGCTGCATAAAGCAATTCGCCATCATCTAGATCCTGTATGATAGCATCAATCTTTTTCTGAGTAACAGGTGTTTGACGAATACCTTCAACAAAGACATTATCTTCACTAAGAACATTTGGTACACCATCACCACTATCGCCTTTGAGTACGTGTTCAAGGGCATATAGTCTTGGATTCTTGTGTTCAACAAACTTCTTTTGCATTGGACTATATTGACGTACGTTATCAAACTTGTGTAGTTGAATAAAGTCTTTGTCGGCTGAAATAATCATAACCTTTTGATGACGGCCAAACTCTTGAGTATCATATACCAAGGTACCAATAATATCATCAGCCTCACAACGCTCGATATGAATAACCTTGTATGGCATATTCTCTAAAATCTCTTGGCGTACCTCATTAATAATACGAAAGATTTCATTCCAATCTAGGCTAGACTCGTCACGGCCTTTTTTACGTGATGCCTTATACTGTGGAAAGACTTCTCGTCTCCAAGATGAATGATCACAGGCAATAACCATTTGACCGTACTCTTTACGAAACTTTTTATTGTACATCCTGATAGTATTGAGAATCATATGACGAATTAGATGTTCGTCAATTTGCATCTTTTGTGTAATTACGCCTGCAATTGCAATTGCGTTATAGTCTACTATTATCATTGGAGGGGTCCTCATCATCAAATTCAATTTCATCATCAAGTTCACCTTCAATCATCCTAGCATATTTTTTAGCTTCGGTGATTAAATAGTGACTTTCATCTAGAACAAAATGGAAAACGTGTTTATTATACACGTGTTTCCTAGCAAAGGATGCAAACAACATATTAGCGAGTACAGCAATGTCTCGCTTTAACTGATCGTCCTTGACGTCATAGCCAAGATCTTCTAGATCAGCTACCATGTTCTCAATTACATAGTGAACAGTTTCCAAATCGTACTGTTCGACCTTTGGCTTTGGGAACGGTATAATGTTGTTTCCTTTTTCATTCATACTTATATTATAACACACTTTCCTCTAATTGTAAACCCTTAATATGGCGAGAATGTATTTTACATCCTATGAATTCGTTGTACCACTCATCGGAGAAAAGAACTCCATTATCGAACTGAGCCTTTGCTTCAAAGTAGGACATTTCTCCTTTTGTTCGGCAGAGTCGTATGATCTCTCTTTTGTAATTACTTTCCCCTCTGGACTCAACGAGTAGTTGAAGTTCCTTATTTGATCCATAATATTCACGCCAGTCTGATTCGACCTTAGTTCTAACTCTTCGGTTTCTTTTTGAATTTTTTGGTAGTACTTTAGGCCTCCAAAAGTTTTTCTTACCGAGATATTTCTTATTTGTATCCAATTCTGTGATGACATATACGAAGCCCTGATATTCATCGGGTGTTTCATCATATGGTTCATCTTGATAAATCCATGCTAATCCCATTCGTCCTCACCTGTGTCGTAAACGATATGCCCTTCAGATATATTTATCTCTTCAAGCATTTCTTCTCCACAGACTGGGCAAAAGGTTACTTCTTGGTCTTCGTCTTCAAATTGAATTTTGAATTTGGATTTGCACGAAAAACATTCTATCATAGACTCATTCCGCTAACAGCATCACCAAGCAGGCGATTCATAAGTTCATTATAACCGCCAACATATTTGCCATCAACAAGAATTACTGGCATAGTACGAGCAAGTGGAAACTGCTCTCTTAGTTCATCTCTGGTCAAATCCTTTCCAACCACATATTCGTTAAACTCCATATTTTTACTATGGAGTGATGCTTTAGTCGCCATGCAATAACTACAAGGCGGATCATATTGTGTATACACATCAATTTTCATTATAGTGACATTCCTTTAAGTAAATCGTTATTCATATCTTGTTTTACACCACCAATGACATAAGAACTAATTTCAGTTTCTTGAGGTGCAACCTGTACATTACCACCACCAATCCATTTTTCAGTCCAAGGCAAAGGATTTGTCTGAGAGACTTTATATGGTGATGGAAGGCCAAGTGCTTTCATTCGTTTATGTGCAATCCATTCGATGTAGCTATTTAACAGGTTAGTATTTAGACCAATCATAGAACCATCCTTGAATAGATAATCAGCCCAGATCTTTTCTTGATCTACTGCCGACTTGAACATATCAACTACCTGATCCTGCATCTCAACACTTATTTTTTTGAAGTCTTTGTCTTCTTTCGGAAGAGTTTTAATAATAGACTGACTAGCAGCAAGGTGCGTATTTTCGTCACGAGCAATGAACTTAATAATTTTAGCGTTACCTTCCATTCTTTTAAGCTCAGCAAAAGCCCAGCTACAAGCAAACGAAACATAGAATCGTACTCCTTCTAAAACGTTAATTGAATTCAGAGCCAACCATAGCTTTCGTTTCAATTCATAGGTATCTACCTCTCTAGTCATTCCATTGACTTTATGAATGCCAGGACCAAGCAAGCTCCACCATTTGCTGTACTCAATGAAGTCATCGTAGTAAGCACTAATGTCCTTTGCACAGTCAGAGATTTCTTCAATATCAAGCATGGTATCAAAGACAGTAGACGGGTTTGGATAAATGTTTCTAATAATATGCGTATAGGAACGACTATGGATAGTCTCCATGAATGCCCAAGTTTGAACTAGTGGTTCAATCTCAGGTACTGATGCAATTGGCATCAGAGTTTCTGTTGGTCCACGACCTTGGACTGAATCCAATAGGATTTGTCTTTTAAGGTTGGACGTAAAAATATGTTTTTCATGATCAGTAAGATTAGCAAAGTCAGATCTATCCTTTGATACATCTACCTCTTCTGGTCTCCAAAAGAAACCAAGCATCTTATCTGTGATCTTATCAAGTTGTGGATACTTAAGCATATCATAACGAGCAATATCCACTGCCTCGTCAAAGAACATCTTAGATTCCATATGTGACTTTGTTTTTTGTTTAAAGACTGACATCTTTTATCCTCTCTATATTACGCAGCTTTCGCATGCTTCATCATCTATATCTGCCATTGGCAATGGTTCTTCTTCACGATGCTCTCCTGAGCCATCAAATGTATTATTATAGTATAGTTGTTTGCCACCATACTTATAAAACGCCACAAGATCAGTAATCATCTGTGACATAGGTACTTTGCCGTCTTCAAACTTTTCTGGATTGTAAGATGTATTGACTGAAATTCCTTGGTCAATATACTTCTGCAATACAGCACAAATTTTGAGATAGCCCGTTGGGTTTTGCTGATCCCACAACAGGTCATACTTGTTTCTTAAATGATAAAAGCCAGGAACAACTTGGGCCATTACACCGTCCTTTGACTGTTTAAACGACACAAGAGCTCTTGGTGGTTCAATACCATTTGTTGAATTAGATATCTGAGCCGAAGTCTCAGCTGGCATCAATGCCATAAGTGTTGAGTTACGAATTCCATGTTTCAATACTGATTTCTTAAGTGATGCCCAAGGCATACGCTCTTTATGTGGAATAAGTTCATCAACTTCTTTCTTATATGTATCCTTAGGAAATAGTCCTAGTGAATATTTTGTTTCGTCTGATTTGATACACGGTCCTTTTTCTTTGGCAAGGTCCACGCTTGCTTTAATGAGGTAGTAACTCCATGCTTCAGTGAACTCATCGATTGTTGCAAGTGCTGCCTCATCATACTTAAGTCCTCGTTTAGCAAGGAAATATGCGAGGTTAATAATTCCCACTCCCAACGGGCGCCGTGCCATAGTACTATCATGAGCCGCTCTAACTGGATAATCTTGATACGATAGCAGGCTGTCAAGACCCCTAACGGCGAGTGTGCAGTATTTTTTGAATTCTTTTGGCTCATTGATTAACCCCCAGTTGATTGCTGATAAAGTACAAAGAGAAATTTCACCTTCAGGGTCTTCTGCCGAGTTCAATGGCTTTGTAGGCAAATCAATCTCACAACAAAGGTTACTCATACGGATCGGAGCTTGTGCCGGATCAAACGAACCATGATCGTTAGCGTGATCCACATTCATAATATAGATTCGACCAGTATCTTTTCTTTCTGTAATTAGCTGTGTAAACACTTCAAGTGCTGGAAGTGAATATTGTCTGATTGATTTATCTTTTTCGTACTTTTCGTATAGACGTTTGAATTCGTCTTGGTTAGAATAGAATGCGTCATATAGTCCTGGTACATCATTTGGTGAGAAAAAAGTAATCTCTCCACCTGATAGAAGTCTTTCATACATTAGCTTATTAAGCTGAAATGCATAATCCATTTGACGTACACGTGTTTCTTCGGTACCTTTATTATTCTTCAATACTACAAGATTTTCAAATTCAAGGTGCCACAAAGGAAAGTAACATGTTGCAGCTCCACCTCTTACTCCACCTTGGGAACAAGACTTGACAGCGGCTTGGAAGTATTTGAGGAAAGGTATGAGTCCAGTGTGGACAATATCTCCGGCCCGTATTCTACTACCAAGAGCACGAATGCCACCAGCACCAATACCGATACCAGCTTTCTTACTAATATAACGAACAATACTAGTGCTAGAAGCATTAATACTATCGAGACTGTCTCCTGATTCGATAAGTACGCAAGAAGAGAACTGGCGTGTTGCTGTGCGGAGTCCAGCCATAATTGGAGTTGGGAGGCTAATGTAGAATTGTGAGGTTGCATCATAATAATCCTTTACCCACTTAAGTCTTTCTTCTTGAGGATAGTCAGCAAACAAAGTTGCTGCAATCATCATGTATAGGACTTGAGGAGTTTCATAACAAAGTTTAGTATTTCGATTCTGGACTAGGTACTTACCACGAAACTGTTCCATACCAACATATGTGAAGTCATCATCACGTTTATGCTGAATGAATGATTCGAGTTTTTCAAGTTCCTCGTCTGTGTACTTATCGAGAATGGCGGAATCGTATACACCTCTCTCAATATTCTTTTCAATAATATGTTTTAGCATCCAAGGCTCATACTGACCATATACTTCTTTGCGAAGCTTGTAATTGATAAGCCTTGCTGCAACATATTGGTAGTTTGGAGTGTCTTCACTAATCAGCTCGGCCGCTGACTTAATCAAGAGTTCATGGATGTCATATGCTTTAATTCCATCGTATAGCTGAATGTTGGATCGAAGTTCTATCTCAGAGATAGACACACCTGCTACGTCTTTAGTAGCCCATTCGAGAACGCGATGTACTTTTTCTAGATCAAATGGTTCCTTACCACGGCCGTTCCGTTTGGTAACCATAATATTATTATTCATTGACTACTCCGCTTTTTCAAATTATGCTATTATTATAACACAAAATGAGTGAATTGTAAACTGTTTATTTTGTATCTATTACGGCATTTACCTTACGATGACCACGCCAAGCGACCCAGCCGCCAAGTCTAAGTGCCCAATACGCAAGATAGTTTAGGAAATGAAAACCGTTTTGTTCGATATTTATATCACGGAAGATTTGATCGGCTTTCTTCTGTGTAATAATACCCATTGTTTCGTCTTTGTCAGACTCTAGAAGAGTAGCATACTTATAAGCATAGTCATGAACTAGTCCACCCATCAACAATACACCTGTTGGTGATAGCCATGTATGAAGAAACTTAGGAATAGATGCACCATCAAACTGAAAGCCAGCTGGAATGACATACCATGTCTCACCAAGCTTATATTCCCAGTCATTAGCTACAACCCAATGACGTGTACCTGTTAGCCACATCCATATAGCACTCCAAAAACCTTTACCGGCTGTTGGAATAGCAATAGGTTGAAGCTGAGGCATTTCGTTATATTCAAAACCAATACGGGTCTTTTTATTATCGTCTACACCAAACAGGTTGATGATAAATCCTACCAGGATTAAACATCCGACGATTGTAAATTGCCACCACTGCATAGCCATGTCTACGATAAATTGTAAGTCCATATTAGTCCTCCTTAGGTTCCTCTGTCACCGCCTTTTCATAATATACTATGATTTCTTCTTGTTGATTTAAGTATCTACGAATGTCAGCAATATTGAGAGCTAAGTTTTCATAATCTTTCATGCTCAATGCAACAAAAGCAAGTTCGCCATAGGTATCGGTGAACTCTTTTTTGAATTGTTCAAAGTTGTCTTTGGTAACTACAAAGACTCTGGTATCATTGAGTTGGAGTGGTTTCGGTCGTGCTACCGTCGGTATTTGTACCTTCTCCACCTTTGTCACTACCTTTATCTCCGGTTCCGGACGGAACCCGCTGCAGCCACTCAGGAAGAGAGCGGTCACCATTACCACCGGTGTCGCCCATAAACTCACGCCATAACTTCGCCGTAGCGCCATTCATCTTTCCTTCTAAAACTTTTGAATTCTTCAATGCCTCAACTACTAAGTCTAGGTCACTTAACTTTCGTCTAAGTTCGTCACCATAAGCCTCAGCCTTTTGCAAAGAAGCCTGGAGTTCAGTATTAAGTTCTCCAAGCTTGGCTATATCACTTTTAAGTGTTTGTACACTCGCTTCAGCTGTATCAACAGCTGTTTCTAACTTAGCGTTGTTGTCACGAAGAGTTGCTATTGTAGCCTGTGTAGTATCGTAGTAGTATTTTGCTCCGTACCCTATACCACCTAAGATTGCTACAATAAAAATAATTGCATATATTCTAACCATTTTTCCATCGGTCTAGTATTCTTGTCATTGCTCCATCCGTGATTCTTTTAGTTCTTCTGAACATCGCATCTGGATGGTACTTCATTCTTTTATCCATCTTACGTCGACCTGTAGGATTCATGTCTACGCCACCATGTGCAATAGCATTTGCTGGGGCATCTTCTTTTTGTGTTTGTTCACCTTTTGCACGGCGCATCGCATCTGGACTTGGCGCACCCTTTTCACCTTTCTTACGCATACGTTCACCACGCTTACGTTTCATGTGA